TGAGAGTTTTTAACTTCCAATGTATAAGTCCCAATATCTCTTCTCTGCATATTTTCTATATTTAATTCTCTTGTATTGCTTACAACTTTACCTATTACATTTACATCATAGTTTTCAGCGCCTGAAGTGAATTTCCATACATACTGTATATCTTCTCTGTCTGGTTCATCTTCACCATAAGGTATAAAGTTATATGCATTTGCAACAACCAAAATGTTCCAGTTTGCTAACATTGTATAACCAACTTTCTTAAAGCAGTTTGGTGGTTCTGATTCTAACATATTAGTATTGTCATTGTTCAGACAGTCTACATTTCGTATTTCCATCATATCTATAGTAGGTGGAAGTTTTGGTGTTTTTGGAACTGTAGGTTCTAGCTCTGTTATCTCTGTATCGATAACTTTCATTGCTGCCTCAGCGTTCAGACATACTCTTCCCGAAGCTATAACTAACTCATTCCAATCGTGCATATAAGCCTCATGTGATATAAGCGTATCTTGTTGTGTCATCATCTCGTCATTTGGTGGTGCCGAGTCTAATGGAAAACCTCCTTTTGTACTAGTCTTCCATTCTTCATCTACACCAAATGCCACTTCTATATTTTGATATAAATCTTTTATTGAAGGTTCTACTATCTCCTGTATAAGTTCGTGACCGTCTGCTACTGGTGATGTTCTAACATCAAAATCACTACTCCTCCCCTTATCATATTTAGGTCTAACTAACTTTCTACTTTTACCTGGAGAAAGTCTAGACATCTTATTGCTTTTTCCGTAAGCCATTTATTATCTCACTACCTTAAATGTATCTTTAATATTATAATATGTATAGTTTTTTGATGAAGTACCTGGTCTATATCTTAATTGTATTTTATAATCTCTTTCTTCGAATAAGCTATCTGAATATATTTCAAAGTAATTACCTATTGTTGGGCCGACAGATATCTTTGTATATGGATGAGAATATGGTATTACAACTTCATCTGTTTTACAATCTATAATTGAATAATGCATACGATCAGGTTCAATAAACGCTACATCCAACTCTGCTGATGTGGTTCCGTAAGTCTTAACTGGATATTTTAGTCTACCATTAACATTAAACTTTATTTTCCCTCCGCGTTTGTACGAGCCTCTATTATTTTTAAGATAAAAGAATACTGCTCCAGTATCTGTCATATCCAATGCTGCTAAAGAACCTGTAACGTTATTATAGTCTTCCCAACATATTTCCAATCGCGGTGGATATATTGTATGAGTGTTTCTAGAAAAGTATTTTATATTTCCGTATTTATATCTATCAGTTTCTAAAGATGTTGTAGAATCAAGTGAGCCAGAAAGCTTTATTAAAAAACCGCGGTTTGTTATTGGGTTTCCACTTGAACCAATAGCTACTGATTCACTCCAATCTGATAGTATGTCATCAACATCAGCTCTCATATCTAAATCTTGGTTGGGATCTGTGTCGTAGTTATATTCGTATTTTGCAATGGACGAAGTCCACCATTGACCACCTCCATTATTACTTACGCTATTTGATCCAGTTTCGCCTGATGTAAAGTCAGCTGATGCAGTATCCCAAGCTTGTCCAGTCAAATCCTCTCCTGCATAGTTTGTCCAGCTTACACCGTCTGTAGTTTTCGGTTTGTTTGTTGCTCGGCCTGTACCTACATCCCAATCTTTAGAAATTGGGTGTATTGCTAAACTGTGACTTCTGGCTAAGTTATTTGCTTCTGTAGAATATAAATTTAAGTACGCGGATCTTGAAACTGAACCTGTTGGCATTCCCAAATCAACTAACCCCGGCCAGTCTATGTTAAAGTACAACAGCATTCTAGAATTATATGTCTTGATAGTTTGTGATGATGAAACTATTTTATTTATTTCTAATATTTCACTACCACCTGTATTCATATACTGAGTGTTCAGATCTGTTGCTGCTCCTGTGCCTTCGTATATTGTTGCGTCCTTAGATGCTGTTATACTATATATCATTTTAATATCCCACTATTCTACCTTTAATGTCATTGTCAGGATATTTTACTTCGAATATAGATGGGTCCATTGCTGGATAAACAACTGCGTCTCTAGTTGCTCCTTTTATATCATATATGTTTCCGCTATATCCTGCATCTGAATCAAATAAATTATATATTCTTAAATTTTTTACAGTTTGTACGCCTTCTATTTTATCTAGCTCAGTAGCTATCTTAGGTAATATTATAGGTTCGTTTATAGACCAGTTATCAGAATCAAATATACATTTTAATTTATCGATACACCTAAATAAGATTTCTTTATTTTGATAACCAGGTCTAGGTAAAATTGTAAAGTCAACCCCTACATTTATTACGTGTGCTGTTTTTATATTGATGGCGTCTGTTAACATTCTATATTGAGATAAATATGTTTGAAGATTTTGCTTTGCCAATTCGGTTAGTGGTACACAATTTTTATTTTTATCATATGCCAATGCATATAAATTTATAGCTAATGGATTTTTTATTTCATGAGTACCAACATTCTGTAACCAATACTGTTCGTCTTTATCTAAATATGCTTTTGTTACCGAGCCATATTTTGCCGGCATTGCATAGACTCTTGCTACATAATCTTCTCTTGTAACTGCTCTGTTTTGAGACGAATAATGTGCCAGTGTATTTTGTCTTATCTCATCTGTCGATTCTTTTGATCGACCACCTACAGCTGGTTCTAAATTTATTACAGCTATTGAATTTTTTACCACTGTAACTTTTCCTTGATCTAAGCCATCTGTATCTAAATAATATGCTGTTTCATTCAACCCTGCCGACCATTTTGTTATTTGTCTTGCTCCTACATTAGAATCCAAACCTCCGCCTTTTAAGTATTTTACATATAATGTATTATCAGCTGGAGCCTGTCCATAAGCTCTTGTAAACATTGTGTTCGTTGGGTCGAAAGCTATATCAACATAAGTAGTACCGTTAAGATAATTTGTTGATGTATTTCCATAAGGAAGCTGCATACCTATATTTTCTGGGTTAGGTACTATAACTTCATCTGGTTGAGAAGATATTCCAGCACCAAACCACAACTCTGTGTAGTCATCTGCTCTTACGTGCGTTGTAAATCTACGAGCAGTTCTTCTTAATTTAAGAATATACGGTGCGTCGTAATTGTATTGAGACATTGAAGGGTCAGCGCCCCAATTATTTATTACATCTTCAAATATATTATCTTGAGCTAAATAAGGAACTTCATACCACTTGTTACCTGCTTCGTCTTTCACATCAACTATACCAATCACATCAGTAGCGTTCAATTTTATTTTATCAAATTTCTTTGGATCTGTGAATTCAAACTCTTCAGTTTTTAATTCACCTGCAATTGCTGGTACATTCTTTTTAAGTAAAAAATATTCTGGATCTCCATTTATATCTACTTTATATACTGTTGTTTCTCTAGGACTTTGTGGTGTGTCTACTGCAAAGTTTACCGCCTCTTGTGTCATAAATATTTCATTTGTAGTGGTCTTACATTCTAACCCATTTAGTATTTCCATAGCATAACTAAAATCTGGCTGCATTGTAGCATTATCAACAGGTACCACTTGATACACAGACATTTCAACAATTGCAGGAACAACTGGCTTTGTTGTATATCCAAGAGCTCTTGCAATATCAATTATATTTGTTCTTTCTTCTGCGTGTACCAATAAACTTTCTTTTAGCTGGTTGTCTACATAATATGATAATACGTCGCCTACATAAGCTGACATTTCTATAAACATCATACCAGGTGACGTTTCATTGAAGTCGTTGTATATATCTGGGAAATAATTCTTAGCGAAATTAACTAGATCATTTCTAAAACCACTAAAATCTTTATTTAGATATTTTATATCCCTTGTTTGTTTTTTATCTAAGTTGCACTCATTTGCCATTATAAAGTTCCCACATTATTTATTGTAATAGTTTCTTTGTTCATACTGTCGTTGAATAGTGCAAATGTAATAGCTATGTTTACTCTATTTTCATTATGTCTAGCTCTTTCAATATCTACGTTTAATATATTAACATAAGACAACCATATTCCAGCTTGTTTTATAATTCTGTCTTTAATTCTTCCTAACAAGCTAGGTGTTATATTTTCAAATAGAGACGCCCATATATCACACCCAAATTCAGGGTGCATTACTCGCTCACCTCTATTTGTTAGTACAAGATTTTTTAAGTTAGTTCTTGTCTGTTCAATTGTAGTATATGAAAGTGCGA